GTTCCTGCCATCTATACTTAAATATACGTTTTGTTTTTTAAGTTTGCAATAAAAATCCATTACTGAAAGTGAGTTTTTTATAGCCAGTGTAGTACATATGAAATTTATATTCAGGGTTTTGTATCGGTTCCTGACCATTTCCATACTGGAGACTTGTATCATCTACCATTTCCATGTACAATTTCGTTTTTTCTGAATTTAGACCAGAAAAGTCTAGATACCCTGAGGGCGACGTACTCTTCGGGAACATTGCGAAATTATACGTATAGATGTAATTAAGTAAGTAATTGGGTGAAGGTGGTTCAAAGTCATATGTTCTTGTCACATCCGTAGCCGAACGCGACAATCTTGAACGCAAAGGAGTGTAACTAAAAAAATATTCTCTATCGTTGTTGGATACATTTGGAACACGCTCATCATTTAGGGTAAAGTAAGCACGTTTTAACAGGTGTGGTTCGTTCATGTCATCGATTTGTGAACGTGTAAAGTTGAAACGATTCGCAGTTGTTGAATAGAACCAACGGTTCGTGTAAGTATCTTTATTATCTTGAGACACAGGTAAACTTCTGTATTCATTCTCATCTTCATATCCTTCATACCTAAAAAACCAATGAAAACATTTTACAGGAACACTGGGCTCCAATTGTACAACAAATTCTCTCCCACTTGGTTCGAGTGGGATACTAGAGTGTTTAAATACAAAATCGTACATAATCTCTTGGTTAGGTCGCATGAAATACAAACGTTCTTCCGGAGAAAGTGTAATCTCTTCGGTGACTACATTGAAACTAGGCATTTTCTTGGGTGGTGGTGTCACTGGTAAACCGCGTGTGTTTAAATTATCCACCGTCCGTTGATTGTATAGTGTAAAGAAAGACTGCTTGAAAAATTCAATTTCTAAAATAATCTTTTGGTTGTGAATAGCACACAAAGGAAATGGAGCCTTATTCTGATCATTTTCTGAATAGACATCACCGGCATAATTATGTGAAAAGAAGAATGGTATATGAATAAAAATTTCGTTACTCTGTGCTGCTTTTTGGCCAGATGGCTGAGCTGTCTTACCACCGACAATGTTCCTATTGTAGAGTGTATTCGCAGACATTTTCTGCGAATCGTTTGTATACATGTTGTCATGGATGATACACCAATCAGCCGATATTTCCTCGAGTGTTTGATTACCCACGATAAATTTGACATTCTTGATTATCTTTCTACCAAGTAACTGAAGATCCCACGCCCAGTCTGCAATCTCTGGTAAATTGTATTCGGGTGGGGGTGCAGTACCCTTAACAATTTGTTTGACAATATCCGGGAGAAGGGCAAACAACTCCGCATCAGTTTCATTTTGAATTATCGACTGAATATCCTGTATACCAGCAAGTTGCGTGGTTCCATCGAGGAAATTTAATATGGTAACGGGAATTAACGTATCTTCTGTATCTATACCCAACTCATTGAGTAATTGTTCCCCAGGTTCTGTTGTTCCAGAAACAATCCCCAGAAGTTTGAATAGTACACTGGGAGGTATATTTGTAAACAATTCCGATGGAAGGAGTGTCAAAAGTAGGTCATCAAATTGTTGTTCGAATGACCGGAAAGATTCAAAATTGGGGAATGAAAAGAGTGGGAGAGTAATACCAACTACGTTTGGAGCACCGGCGAGCCACCATTTCCTGAATTGTTCTTCAGTAGTTTCTCCCCCGAAACCAAATTCCGCCAAGGTTTTACCACCAAACAAAACTTTTTGAACTGTCTCGTTGAATGTAATATCCTGAAAATTCCAATCCGGTAGTTTCATTTGGATCCACACGTTATTAAGCAGGTCTCCCATGTTTTTTGGATTCAGTTCAACTCGAATCGTTTCACCAAAGGGCCATGTAGCTTCTGGACCTTGGTTCACGTTATATACATTGTGATACTTTCGAAACTCGGAGTGTCTCGGGTGTTCATTATAGTTAAATAAAGAATCTTCTGGGTCATTGGAAAGGAGGTGTGTATCCTGCTTTCCAATAGCTTTAAGCGAAATTTTGGCAGCCTCACCCATATCTACTTACTGCTCACATATTTTTAATATCTGTTTTCCACATTGTCACATGACTTGTTTTTAGCATACGCTCAAGGTCAACGTTCGCCTGTCGCGCCTCATCCACAAGCGCCCTGACGCGCTCTTCCGTGTACTCAACTGTCTTCGTGTTGAGGAGGTAGTCCCATGAACCATCAATCTTGGGGAATGTTGCAGACATCTCCTTCTCGAGGTCCACCTTCTTCCTCTTGAATACGACCAACCTTCCCTCGATGACCATCGTCACAAACTTTGACTTGAGGCTACACATCTCAGCCCTCTTTTCGAGGACATCGATGAGATGCACCTTCCTCTTCTTATAGTGTTCGAGACGCAATTCCACAAAATCTTTGAGAATCTCTTCGGGGGTTGTGTACCTGTGAATACCCCTAGTGGGGTGGAACAAGTGCATGTTTGATGTGTGGAATGTCTTTCGCATCTTGAGGTCTTTCACCAAGTCCTTCCCCGAGTACCCAAAGATTTCAAAGTCAACATCCTCAGTGGTACTGTTGTTCGTGTAACTCGTAATCATCTTCTTCTCCATGAGGGTATCCAGATACTCCTTGTAATCCTGAGTCCAGCGACCTGGTGGAAGTTCCGTAACTTTGAGTCTGGAGCCAGTGTCTCTCCATGTACCTTCGGTGACCCACAGACCCCCATCATCCTTGAACACCTTACCCTTGAAACCTCTGAACCACGGCTTCATTTCGACAGGTGTGTCACCACCCAACATCCGTTTGATGTTCTCCTTGATGTCTTCGGGATTGAAGGGTGGGACATAGCAACTGAACCCGGTCCCAATCCCTTCCGTCCCATTCACCAAAACCATGGGAAGGGTGGGCATGTAAAAGTCTGGTTCGATGGAGCGTCCATCATCGTCGAGGTAGTTTAGGATAGCGTCATCTTTGGGGTCAAACAACTTTCTCGCCTCCTTGGTGAGCTTCGTGAAGATATACCTCGTTTGAGATGCATCCTTACCACCCATGAGACGTGTACCGAACTGACCACAGGGTTCCAAGAGATTAATATTGTTTGACCCGGTGTAGTCATTCGCCAATTTTACGATCGTATCCGCTAGGGAAACTTCGCCATGATGGTAAGCACTCTTTTCTGCAACAAATGCAGCCAATTGTGCAACCTTCATTTCATCACGAAGGTTCTTCTGGAAACAGGAGTACATCACCTTCCTCTGCGAAGGCTTGAGTCCATCCGCCACGTGAGCGATAGAACGCTTCAAGTCTGCAAGACTAAAGTTCACCAAGTCCTTGTGTACAAAGTCAGTGATATCCAACTGCTTCACATCACCATAGGCCACCTCGAGTTGGTCAGCATCTTTGGCAGTACTCTCGAGGAGCCAGGACTTCCGCGCATCAGACTTTTTCTTATCGAAAGCAAGAACGATAGAGTCATCCGTCATCGTGTCCATATCAAACTTCACAGTGAGGTCTTGAATCTTCTTGAAATATTCACGAGCTTCAGCACTCGTCGAGGTACCCAAACCCTTGTAGTACTTGATTTTCCACCCCTGTTTCCCCGAACCATACCATGTTCTGAAAGTCGAGTCGGTGTAGAAAGACTTGGTCTCAGAACCCTTTGTAGCCTTGATGATTGGTGTCACCATCGATACCACAAAATTCAATTTCAAAAGACTAGGCCAGAAGTAGTGGATCATATTGAGGATGAGACCCTTGATGTGAGACCCATCATTATCAGCATCGGTCATGATCATTAAGCGTCCATAACGAAGCTCGGAGACACTCGTGTATTCCTTACCCTGTTGGAGACCCAAGATCTTTTTGAGATCATTAAACTCTTGGTTCGAAGTGAGTTGTGCAACAGAGACATCCCTCACATTCTTACACTTACCACGAAGTGGGAATACACCATAGTGATCGCGACCAACAACAGAGAGACCCGCGACCGCGAGGGTCTTCGCCGAGTCACCCTCTGTCACAATGAGAGTACACTTACCAGAGTGAACAGTCCCTGCTTTGTTGGCATCATCCAACTTGGGAATACCAGTAATCTTAGACTTACGAGCACCATCAGACTTCTGGAGTTCCTTCATCTCCTTAAACTTTGAGAGTGCCAGGAGTTCACCAGCGATGCCAGTTTTGAGAACATTTTTGATAAAGTTCTTGGGTGGTTCAAATTTACTCCCAAAGTTGGGAGACTTCGAGGTACATTCAGACTTCACCTGACTGGAGAAGGTTGGGTTCTCAAGGGTTGCTTTGACAAATATGTTGAAGGTATTCTTAACCTGTTGAGGTTTCAACTTAATCTTCTTTGCCATCTCATCGATGATACCATTCGCGATGAGGTTCGCAGCATGATCGACATGAGTTCCACCCTTATTAGTGCAGAGACCGTTCACAAAGGAGACTTGTTCCATCCCGTCGGTAGACGGACCGATACAGACCGACCACCGATCCCCATTGACACAAGTCACCTCTTCGACACCTTCATGCATTTTAGCATAGGCTTCAAAATTTTGTTTGGTGAGAACTTCTCCATTGAACTTCACTTTACAGTTTTGGGTCGTACAAATGTTTGCATCCCAAACCCTCTTTTGGAAGATACTGTAGATGGTATCGTCCATCTTTGACATTCCAAATCTCTTCCACTCAGGAGTGAAAGTGATAGCGACCGATGACGTGGCACCCGAATGTTTTTTGATTTTTGGTGGGTCACAGACAGTCATGTTCTTCGACCACTTTTGAGTATAAGTCTGCTTAGTCTCGTGGTCCTTGATAGCGATCGAAAACTCGGTAGAGTAGATGTTCGCCAACTTGGCACCATAGCCGTTGCGGCCACCGACAATCCTCTTTTGTGTGTCATCATAGTTGGTACTCGTGAGGAGGTGACCAAAGACGAGTTCGGGGTTCCATAGACCTTCCTTCTCATGCATACGAACACTGATACCACCTAGGGGACCATTATTCTCGATGGTCACAGAACCTGATTCCTTATCAATGGCGACGGAGATGGAACTAACCTGTTTGGGGTGGAGAGAGTTGCGGTCGATGGCATTGACGAGGATTTCATCAAAGATTTTCAAGAGGGCTGGAGAGTACTTGAGGTTCTTCTTCGAGAACTTTTCACCATTGAGGATCCAGTAGGGTTCTGTACCCAACTCAACCGGACCGACATAGGAGTCAGGTCTCTTGAGAACGTGTTCGATATGGGTGAGCTTTTGGACACTCTCCATATTTTCTTGGTTTTATTACGGATCTAACTTTTAACTTAGGTTGAAATTAAAAATAAACATCTATACAAAATATATGCTCACCATCACATCCGTCAAACCGATCGTAAAACTCGAGAAGCGTATCAACAAAACCCTCGTCAAATCAGCTGTGAAGGTGATTGACAGGGTGTATAAGGATCGGGACTATGCTCGGTTCTATGTCCTCGAGACGGTCGCCCGTGTCCCATACTTCTCATTTGTGTCTGTTTTACATTTGTACGAAACCCTTGGTGTGTGGCGTAAGGCTGACTTCTTAGAGACACACTTCGCACAGACAATGAATGAGTACCACCACCTTCTTATCATGGAGGACTTGGGTGGTGATGAGCGCTTTGTGGATCGTTTGTTCGCACAGCACACAGCCTTCGCATACTATTGGCTGACATGCCTTTTGTATGTAGTGTCACCTAGGATGGCGTACAACCTCTCCGAACAGGTGGAGGAACATGCCTATCACACCTATGACGAATTCCTCAAGCAGAATGGAGCAAGTCTCTCTCTTGAGAAACCACCAGCTGTGGCTTCGAACTACTACGATGATGTCCAGAGTTTATATGACGTATTCGTCAACGTTCGAAACGATGAAGGTGATCACGTGAAGACGATGCAAGCCTGTCAAAACTTTCTTGAAGTAAAGTAAGAGATGTACCTCTACCTGATAGCTGCTATCTTTGTACTGTTCTTGGTGATGCAGAACCGATCGAGAGGTACTAAGAACTCAATCGAAAAAATGGTAAAACAGGCGGCACAGTATGCCATCACAGCACAACAAGACTCGTCACCAGTCATGTCTGTGAGAAATGCAAACTACGCTGTCGGATTTCTTCACGCCCTCAGTAACATCGCCACGGATACACAAATCCATAATGCTACAGGAATCGATGTGAAGAAGTTTAAGGAACACATCATGAACGTTCAAGAGATGGTGACGAAGAAGACTGTTGATAAGTTCCCAGACTTTGAGGGCCAAGTTGACATGTACCTTTCTGAAATTGCATAAAAAACCTAAGTGAAGTTTGGTAATCTAAAAAATCAAGAAACAAAAATGGAAGTCATTCGAGATACCATGTGGGAGCGTTGCCTCAATGATGCGGTCAAGATGTACCGTCTCAGTGAGGCAAATGATGCATGCTACAATCTCGCAGATGCGACATGGAAATGTAAGATGTCCTACAAGAGACATCAGGAGAAGAAGGAATCGAGAAAGTTGATCGTCATTGACAAACCCCCGGATGTAGTGAATGAACAGAGAACATCTAAAAAGATTTGTTGTGCGACGACCATGTCTGGAAAATCCTGTTCATTCAAAGCTGTGTGTGGTGATTACTGTAAGAAACACAGTGTGAAGAATGCGATCATTGGGATGAAGGTGGATGTGAGCAAAATTAAAATCGATGAGTAATAGAAAGATGATGTTAGACCAAGAAAGTCTTAGACCTGTAATAATAGCGATGGCGCTTTACATCACAATCAGCACTCTCCTACCCCGTATAGTTAAGAAGCCTACAGGTGTCCAAGTCATCGATGATCTCGTGATGACAGCGATCGCACAAAAGGATTCACTGATGAGCGGTACCATTCTCATCGGTCTTATCGTTCTCGCTACCAACTATATTCAAGATGAATTCTTCTAGAACATTTTCCCTTCCAACTAGATTTTTTGTGTGCAGGTGATCCATGTGTCGAACACGATTATCGTATGCGTGTCTCATGTACTCCAAGAGTTGGTCAAAGTTCGGTTTTCCCCAAACCATTCCCTTTTTGAAGAGGAAGTCATCCTTCTCCAACTCTTGAAGTCCACAGTCGATAGTATATGGTGTCTTGATGTATTCAGGTGCACCACCATAATCCGTTATGATCACAGGTTTATCCCTCAATGCAGCTTCGACAGCACCCATACCTATACCTTCAGAATGTGAGAAACTTACATAACAATCACAACGATTATGAAGATCATCCATTTGTTCATCTGAGATGAGTTCGTTAATGACCTCTACACGGGGTAATTGGATGTCTATGGGTTGTCGACACGTTGCCTTTACGACGAGACGTGAGTTTGGTTCATTCAATCGAATGAATGCTTGTAGTACATCTCGAAACTTTTTCCGAGGATCCATGATGTTTCCGATGTGATAAAATGTGTATGGTTTCTCCACCGGTTTAGGAACATGTGCATGAATGACATAGAATTCATTTTCAGGAAATTGTCGAGAGAAGACCCTCTTACAAAATTCACTAGGAACAGCCACTTTCTTGAACTCCTTCATGATGAGACCGTAATCTTCGTGAACTGTTTCGGTTTCGCAGATGGTCATGCATGCGAGATTTTTAACCCGTGTTCGCACATACTTGAGATATTCCAAGTGATCATAAATTGGTAGCATATAAATCAGGCCGTGTTCACTTTCAGGAAGTTGAGACCCGTATACATGATAACTCGAATCTGGTTTAAATAATCTGGTATACTTCAATGCTTGATTTCCTATACCCGTGTTGAGATTAGGACCTATGATGATCATTTGATTTAAAGATAATCTTTCTTTTATATATAGTACAATGGATTCTCTACGCAAAGAGATTGAACAGGAGATGAAGCGCGCCCGCCTCGATAAGGGACGCCTTTATGACCTTATTCTTAAGATCGTCGACAACGTCGGTACAGGTGGTGTTGGTCCCCAGGGCCCCGCTGGCCCCACTGGTCCCGCTGG